CGCGCCGCTCGTACATCACCGTGGTGACGCCGAGTTCGCGGAGCATGTTCAGTGCGCGCGCATGCGTCGCGCGGTCGATCTTGCCGACGGCGCCGTGCACATACACGGTGCTGCTTGTCAGGTGGTCAACCGTGATGATCCCGTCATATGGCCGACGCGCCTCATAGCCGCCAGGCTCGGAGTACGCACGGATCGTCGAGACGGTCGTGACCATGTGAAGGTGGGTCATCGCGGCCCCTGGTTACTTCTTGGCGCGCGACGGCTTGGCCGGCGCCGGCGCTTGGCCGTCAGATGGGGAGGTCCAGCCCTCCGCCGTCGAGACCTCGATCAGGTCTTCGTCGTCGGTTTCGATCTCGGCACCGGCGTCGAAATGCTCCACCTCGACGCCGCGATGCGCCCAGCTGAAGTCTTTTTGAGCGATCAGTTTCATTGCTGCTCCAGAATGGAAAAGGGCCGCCGCAGCGGCCCTTCCCGGGTTGATGGATTACGCCGCAGCGATCTTGAGCAGCTTGATCGCCTGGGTATTACGCAGCTTGCCGCCCACGCGCTTGCGAACGTAGAACTTCACAAAGCCCGGCGTTGTGATCTCGTCGCGGGTGATGCGCATGCCCACGCGATCGCAGATCAGGTAGCCTTCCTTGAAGTCACCGAACGCCAGCGGGAAAGCATTCGCGGCCAGTGCCGGCATGTCTTCAGCTTCGGTAATGCCGTAACCCAGGAACGTAGCCGGCTGGCCAGCGGTCAGCGCCGGCTGCCAGAGGTAGCGACCGTCTCCATCCTTATATTTGCGCAGCGCGGCCAGGATCAGCTTGCTGGTCAGCCACTGCGCATTGTTGCGGTAGCGGGCGCGCAGCGCGTAGACCATCTCCAGGAAGACTTCCGGATTGCTCGGCAACGCAGCCGCTTGGCCCGACGCCAGGTACTGCAGCGTGCCGAAAGCGCGCGTTGCATCTGCGGTAGCCACTGGAGCCGGGCCGCCCAGGATCCCGGTAGGCTTCTTGGTGCCGTCACCACGGATGAACGCGACACCTTCACCGACGGCCATCGATTCCGACGCCGAGCTGGTGAGCCAGTCCTCGACGTTGAAGAACAGGTCGTCGAGCGATTCTTCCGACGCCTGCGGTTTGGCCGAGGCCATGCCGAAAGTCGGCGCGACTTCAACCATGTTCGGCGTGTCGGTCTGATTGCGGGTGTCGGTTTCGCCAACCCATTCGAAGCCGGCGCCACCGATGTCGAACAGTTCCTTGTAGTCGGTGCTGCCGACCTGGCGTACGGTGGCGATCTGGCGAATCGGCGAAATATCAGCAGACAGGCGCGCAATCGTGCGCTCGATCACTTCTGGCAGCGCGTAGCCGCCAGCGGCGTTGCTGCCGACGGTTGCCTGGGTGGCGCGGCGCTCGCCCGGGCCGGCATTGCCTTTTGCCTCGAGCGCTTGGAACGTCTGCTGCATGCGCTGCTCGCGCTGGAAGTCGCGCGGCGAACGGATCCAGTCGTACAAGGCTTCCTTGTACTCGGTCGCTTCCTGGCTTTCGCCCGGGCCGCGATCGCCGCCCGAGAACGCGCCAGGGCGCGCCAGCTTGGTCTCGACCTTTTCCAGGCGGGACTTTTGCTCGGTCATCGAGGTCATTGCCTCGTCCATGCGCGCCAGCTTGGCGTCGAGGTCGGCGGTCGACTTGCCGGACTTGATGGCTTCGATGCGCTCGTCGTTGGTCTTTTTGTATTCGGTGAAGGCCGTGTTGATCTTGTCGATCGCTTCGGTGACCGTACGCAGGGTCGGCTCTTCGCGCTTCTCGTACGGCACGGCCGCCTTGGCCTGGAAGGCGGCGAAGTGAGCTGCCATCGTGACGGCCAGCAGGGTGGCCATGTGTTGGGTTTTGTTCATGGGTTCTTTCAGGAAGTGAGGGAAATGAGCAGCCGCTCGGCCGCCTTCATGGCTGCTGTCGCCTCATGAGCGTCCCGCTCATCCAAAGCGATGCGTTTGACCTCGGCGATTAACGCCTTGGCCGCGTCGGCCGAGAATCCTGCATCCCGCAGGGACTGCTCGGCTTGACGAATAGTTTTGACGCCGGCGACGTCGGCCGCCTTGATGCCGGTGATACGCGACTTGTCGTTCGACGGGAAAGTGACCAGCGATACTTCCCACAGCTCGACCTCGGTCAGCGTGCGCACGTCCGTGTCCCGGTCGTATCCCCACTGCTTCGACACGAAGCCGATCGACAGCCCGTTGAGAGCGCCCATCTTCATGAGCGCGTAGGCTTCGGCACCTTTCACCGTGTCCAAGGCCAGCTTGCCCTTGATGCGCAGACCCTTGGTGTCCTCGAACATTTCAGTCCAGACGCCGATCGGCGCCGTGGCGTCGTGTTGCCAGAGCATCGCAGGCATGGTGCCTGCTGAACGGTGCGCCGCCAGAGTGATGGCGTAGGCACCAGCCTCGATCACATCGTCGTAGCTGTCGCGCACGCCAAAAACCGAGCCGTATCCCTCGATCGTGCCGTCTTCGCCCACCGATTTCAGTTCGAAGGCAATGTTGCGCACCTCGCGGCCGCCCGCGCCCGATTTGCGCTCCAGCTTCAGCGGCAATGGCCGCTCGATCAAGCGTGGTGCGGGGCGCTCCAGCGCGCGCGGCAAGGCCGCTTCCAGATTACGAGGGGTCGGGCGCAGTAACGGTTTCTTCATCTTCATTTCCTTGTTTGGTGCCGCGCGTCATATTCATTGGGGTCAGCGGTACATCCAGGCCGGGCAGCGGGTCCATGCCTTCGCGCTCCCTGATCTCGTTTCCGGTGTAGACGCCCAGTTCGATCATCGTGCGGGTCCACTGAGCGCGGGCGGCCATAGAGCCCTCGGTCAGGTAGCGGGTGTCGAATTCGACGAACAGCGGGCCGGAGCCGTCGAGCAGGGTTTCGTCCGCCCGCTGCGTCCAGGCTTCGTGCCACGGCGCGAGCGTGTGTTTAACGTGCGCGGCGAAGAATGCTTCCGAGCTGGCGAACGTCGCCGACTTGTCGTTGTGGCCGACCATGATCGGAAACACGCCGTAGCCGCGGCAGATTTCTTCAATCTGAAGCCGGCGCGTTTCAACGTGCTGGGCATCGACGCCGGTACTGGCCGTCGGCGTCCACTTCGCGGAGTTATCAAGGACCAGTGGGTCGCCGGCGCGCGAACTGCCTGCAAATCGCTTGATCCATGCAGTCATGCGCTCATGCTGCTCTTCGCCGAGCTTGCCTTCCACGCTGTAAACACCGCTCGGCTTCAACCCATTTTTGTGCATCGCGACTTGGCTCTGCTCGGTGGCCATGGCCAGGCCGATCGCTGAGCGCGCCAGCTTGACCGCATCTAGGCTGCGGACCCAGTCCCATTGCACGCCGTTTAGGATGAAAACGTCATCAGGGCCGAACTCGCCGATCAGGCCGAATTCGTCCCAGCAGCGATACACCAGCTCGTAGCGGGAGTTCCGGTACACCTCCCACCGCCCCGGCTCAACGGGAATCAGCTCGCGCACGCGCCGGTTGTCGCCGCGCACCTTGATTGACAGACCTGCGCCGCACAGCGCCGCATGCATCGTCATCTGGCGCCGCCATTCGAACGAGGTCTGCCATTCGTTGGGGCGGCGAGCAAGCAGCCGATATTCGGGAATGTTGGTAGCGCGCTCGCGGCGGCCGTCCGACTTGTCGCGGAAAACTTCGAATTTTGGAGTTGCGCACCCGTCAGCGATGACCTTCACGCAGGCCAGCACGGTCGATACCTGCAGCGCCGTGCGCTCGTTGACGGTCATGCCGCCGACAGTCGCGCCGCCGCCGCCGTCGATCAGCTTCATTACCTGCTCGGCAGTGAGCTGGGCCGACTTGCGGCCGAGAATGCGATCGAAGAATTTCAAGGTTTGTCCCAAAATGATTTGACGGGCTCGGCCGCGCGGATGACAAGGGCAGCGGCCATCACGGCAGCAAGAATTACGTCGATGCGGCCGGTTGCTTTCTCCTTGTCGAGCTTGCGGCTGCCGGTTCCGTCCTGCACCGTCACTGCATTGCCGGCGCACATGGTGAGTACCTTGTGTCCGTTATGCGCGATCTCGCCGTTGAGCAGCATCGTTTCGAACTGCTCAATAGCCGGGCTCATGTCTTTGTAGCCCTGGCCGAACGCCTCCATCGGCGGCAGGCTGATGCCGTCGTCACTGGCCATCTGCTGCAGGTCTTCGATACGCCAGCGGTCATAGGCACACGCTGTGATCTCGAAGAAGTCGCACATAGCCGACAGTTTTTGCAGAATGATTCGTTTGCTGATTGCGCGGCCCGGCGTCGTTTCGAGCAGGCCTTCAGCCTTCCAATCCACATAGGGCACCATGTCCTGCTGCGCCCGCCGTGCGAGGTTGTCATCTGGAAGCCAGGCATACGGCACCAGCTTCCAAGGTTCGCCCGGCTCTATCGGCTCGACCAAGAACACCAGACCCGTAAGATCGGTGGTGCTGGACAAGTCGAGGCCGGCCACCGCGCGGCGCCCGCGCAGCGACTCGACGTCATAGTCGAGATGCGCCTCTTTCCATACCTCATGGCTGATCCAGGGCGACTCGGCGTCGGTCCACTGGCAAAAGTTCAGCCGGCGCACGATCGCCTCTTTCGAGGGCATGCCTTTCGCCTCGGTCACCTGCTCCCGAATGTATTTGTAGCCAGGCAGGTTTGCATCCTGCAGGCTGGGGTTCGCCTTCGGCCAGCAGTCTTCGCTTTCGAACGGATCGTCTTCCTCATCCAGAGAGCAGATGTAGGGGAACAGTGCGTCGTCCACCGCCTCGCCGCTCGCGACCTTGGCGCCGTACTCGTGATAGCTCC